AATCTTGGAATTTTCTTTGCCAATACTCAGGATCTATCCAAGGAAGAATAAGACCAATTTGATCATCATTAAGAGCATCAAGAAAGTCAACACCGGTATCGCAATTAAACACAATCCAAGGACTAACCCTACCATTAGCGATGTGATGACACACGCGATTAGGATTGCCAAACCTAAAATAATCACTAAATCCATTTTTAAATTCTCCATGTTCATCTGCATAATCCTGCATCTCCCTCAGAGCACGTTCAAGAGCATCTTGGACTGCTTCCTTACGCATATATGTTTTAAGATATTCTAAATACACTCGATCATGCGTCCAATGATCAAGTTTTTTATTTTCTTTGATCACCCAATCAATAAACATCTTAGGATTGACAGCACGGATACCTACCATGTGACGTCCAAATTTGACAAAGGCACGATAGTAAGGGCTAGCAACGAAGTCTTCATATGACTTCATCTTAGCTGAACCTTGTGTTAGTTCATAGAAGCGTAGATATGCCTGTAAGCCAAACTGCACGCCAGTTTCTTTTTCTTCTTGCCAACGTCGTTTTTGCTCACAGAGATGCACTGCAAGGCTCGACTCCTTGCGGAATTCTTTTTCACAATATCGACACTTATAGCTCGGCTTTAATTGATTTGTCATCAAATCCGAGGTTTCGTGCCATGTCTGCAATATCTCGTTTATCATTGATTTTCGCCATTAATTCTATTTCGTCTGATTTCATCGTAGGATATAACTTGGCCAGGAACTTCTGGCTCTTGTTGTCACCTTCTTTTTTCTTACCCTTGAGCCAATAGTGGAATTGGTTGCCCATACCAGGACTAACTGATGTACAGGCTAACCACTGTAGCTTGGGGTGTTTACCTAGATCAAAGAAGTTCTTGTTAACACGCTCATTGGTGGCCATTAGGTAATAGGCCTGCATGTCTGCTGATCCACTGACATTAGCACCATACTTCAACATAAGATAAGTTGAAAAGCTCTTACGCTGTTCATCAGTGAACTTGTCATAGTAAGCACGATCCTTGCGATCATATGCAGCCATTTCATTACCAATATATAGTGGATCTGGGTTACTCATACCTTATTATAACACCTATTTCGATATTCTTCAAGCTCAGGGATGTAATCTTTTAATTGAATGTTTCTCGAATGATCTAACTTATCATTAAACTCAAAAAAGTCTTTGAGTGTTTCTACATTAATTGGTTTTGGCTCTGCGTAGTAGGAAATTGCACCGTCAATAAAACTTTTCAACAGCTGATCATTTTTATAACAATTCAATTTGGTTATTTCAGCTAACCTATCTTTTAATGTAGGATCAAAATAATTTGTTGGAATCAACAGATCTTTATCATACTCTGCTAGTGTACAGTGAACCAACATATTTGGAAATTCTGTGTCTAAAAATTTCAACAGTTGATCTAGTCTACTGATAGTATATATCGACACCGTGATATTGAAGGCAACTTTATGCCCCTGCTCTATCAGATAGTGTGTGTTTGCTATCACTGTGTCCCAATCACTGGGCCATCTAACATAGTGATTTATCTGCTGGTACCCATCAATGCTCACAACAAACTGTAGGTTAGTAAAATGCTTAAATAGTTCTTTTAATTTATTACTAAATTTTACAGCATTGGTATTGATCAAAAATTCAAAGTCTACATTGTTCTCGTCTATACATCTTTGTAGAAAGTCATATAGGTCTGGCATTGCTGTGGGCTCACCACCAGCAAGATATAATTTTTTTAATCCATTAAAATTAACAAAATTAAAATCAGTGTATTCAATTTTTTGATCTGCAGGATACAAACCAATTTTAATATATTCTTTTTCTATTAAATTACTGTTACTGGGATTACAGGTCCTACACTGTAGATTACAGATATTACTAGGGCGTACTTCGTAGTAACTAGGACTTTGTATATGAACTAGGTCTTCTAATGATTTAAGATTTAATCTGTTCGCCCATTCAACTGTTTCCTGTTGTCTAGCACTGAGCATACCATTGCTTTCGTATTTGTAACAGGTAGCACAGTGTTCTGGTACTAGTTCACCGTTTAACATCTTTTGTCTAATCGTCGAATATTCGAGATCAGTAGCCCAATCAACAATAGCATCTAATCTTGTAATAGGTTTAAGAGATCTACAACAAACCGTAGTATGTTCATTATTAACTAGTAGTTCAATAAATGGAAATATACAAAAACTTTTATTCGTCTGTACAAGGTTTTCAAAGAAATTTATGTCTGCACTAAATTGAGGGTTTAGCCATACTGTATCAATTAATTGTTCTGCTCGCTTTACCAACTGTACTGTTTGATAGAATGCATCAGAATGTGACCATTCTTCTTTAGGTTGATCTAAGAATATCAATTGATCAAAGTTTTTAATCAGTTCTAGTATTCCACTAAAGGATAGATCATATATGCTAGTATGATAGTATCCGAATCCTATTCGTGGTTGATTAATATCAGTAATTAACCCATGATTTTTAGTATTGCTTTGCTCAGACAAAATGGTAACTCTGGTATCTGTGTCTTGAGAATTATTACCTAGGCATAATATTTTTTTGTTAAAATCCATCTCAATATAAAGTGGATCACTGCTCACTTATTACTCTGCCCTTTACTAAGATAAGTTAATATCTTTTCTACACTTGCCTGTAGATTTTTATAGTCATTCTTTAGTCTAGCGATTTCATTAGCTTGGGTAGATACTAAATTATGTAGTTTACCAAATGCTTCTGTAGTTTCGCGTAATTTTTTGTCTTGTGATAGTAGGTTAGGTCTAGGTGGTGCATTAGGATCTACTATACGTTTCTTTTTTGGTTTAAATTGATCTGGATTAAATGCCATCGTTATATTCCTCTGAGAGCTTATATATAATTATACATTTTTCAACAGCTTCTGTCAAGGCTGGATTTAGATTCCTTTTTGGATATATGTCATTCCACATGCGTTGTTCAACCAATTCTTTAGCCTGCCAGCTTTGTCCGATCATTACTCGATCTTTGGTACCTTCTAAGCGGGCATAGGTAGTCAATCCACCGTCAGGGCTTTCGTAGATATATGTGCCGCCTGGTACTAGATTACCCATTCCAATGTCTCAAGATACCTGCTATGATAAACAGGTTAGTAACGATATATAAGGCCACTATTGATGTCCTTAGTAGTGCTACTACATCTGCTTCTTTATCCGTAATTCCTTCTTTTTGCCCTAGAGCTTTAGCCCAGAGTCTCCACATACTTAATCCTTTCTTTACCATATTTTTCCGTAGTCCACGACTTCGCTCTGTCTGCTTATATCTTTAACAAAGTAAGCACACAGTGGATGTGGTTCATTATTAATTGGCACTGCTAGCATCTGCCCTGGTTTAAGTTTCGGAAAATACCATTTGACATCCTGATAGATGTCCACGATCTCTATCGGATGGAATTCTGGTTTGAAACTGTCTAATGGATTGAAACAGAACACGCTGAACCCACGATCGTTAATGCTGGTTAAAGGAATAACTTCTAAATCACCAAAATCGGGCTCACCGATCAATATCTGCCAATCCACGGGCATCTTGACTAGATTGCCACCAATGTTTAATACTAGTGCTGGGCTATTAAAACTTTCTAAAAAGATCAACGGAATAAAGAAGTAGTCGGGATTCTTTGGATCACTATTATCTAATATAGCGAAACGTAGATCCTCGACTTCATCTGGAATCTCGTTCATCTCATACGCTTGGTTTTCTAGGGTTAGTATATACATAAATTACTGCCAATCGGTCTTTTCAACAACGAATGGGTAGTTAGCCTCCTTATAAAATTGCTTACGCTTAGTTAAATGCCTTTTGGCAAACTTGCAGGTACTGGTTATATCCCATATTTGGACGAAGTCCTTGTCTTCCGCTTTGCGAATACCACGCCCGATACTTTGGATGACCCTAACAAAGCTCTTACCGGGCTCAATAAGCACAAGATTAAAAACTCTAGGAATATTAATACCAACAGCAGCAACC